GATCAAAACAGCGCGTTTCTTTCAGTAGACGTAAAGAAATTCGCCGGGCAACAAAAATTCTCAGTGGAACTGCTCACTAGAACAAGTCCACTTTTTTATGATGAGTTACTTCGTAATATGGTCGCGGCAATGGCTAAGGCACAGGACAAGTACGCAAACGATCAGTTAGTTGCAGGAGCAACTGCCGATTCAACTTCAATTGCAACATACCCAACTGCAGCTGAATTGCTTGGTGTTGTCGCACGCGGTTCAGCAAGTGTTTATGCTGCAACTGCAGGTCTTGCAAATCCATTTGCACGCAACATCCTCATGAATACTTCGCAGTGGAGCAACGTGATGTCACTAAACGACGCTGGACGTCCAATTTACAACGAAGTTACACAGCCAAGCAATCAGCCAGGACTTGCAACACCAACTTCATTGCGTGGACGCGTTGCCGGTCTTGATCTATTTGTTACTGCAAACACTGCAGCAACAACAGACATTGATGATTCAATCATGATCATCAACCCAGACGCATACACATGGTACGAAGGAACTTCATACCAGTTGCGCGCAGAATCAACTGCTGACGGTTCAATTACAGTCGGCGTTTATTCCTTCGGTGCAGTGGCAACCAAAATTGGTGCTGGTGCATTTGGCGTAAACAAGACCTGATAACTAACCCCAACTAATCATGCGGCGGGTTCTCCCGATCTCGCCGCAGCCGATCGAAAGGAACGCTCATGCCTAGTATTGTCACCGCAAGTCAACTGCGAACAGTGCTGGGCGTGAGCGTTTCCTTATACAGTGACAGTTATCTTGACGAAATAATTAACACGTCGGAAGCCGTAATTTTGCCAATGCTGGTTGCAAATACGTCAGCAATTCAGTCATACAAACTTGAATCAAACGTGGCTTATTTTTACACCCAGCGAAGCCACCATTTTGTAGCAGGTCAGTCCATTATTGTGACTGGTGTTCCAGCACCGTTCACCGCAACCCACACAGTCGTGACCGCAACTGAGTATTCATTTACCGCTGCATTGACTTCATCAAATGTCACCTTGCGCGAGATTATTCCAATGGGTACGGCCACACTTTCAGGCTATTCAGCCGCCGACATTTACGCAAACAACCCTGCAATCGAATCAGCCATTTTGGCAGTTAGCGTTGAAGTGTTCCAATCACGCGTCGCAGCTGGTGGCCAGATCGAAGGCGTCGATTTCACTAGCACGCCTTACAGAATGGGTCGCAGCCTTACAAACAGGGTGTCCACATTACTTATGCCGTTCCTGGACGTTGAAACGGTCGTGCAATAGTGCCAGCCAATTCAGTTGCCGAAACCCGCGCAGCCCTAGCCAATTCTTTCAGCGCACTGGCTGCCAACATTTATTCCAGCGTACCTGAAGCACCCATTCCACCTGCCATTGTGGTTGTGCCTGATTCGCCTTACATGGAAATTGTTTTAATAGGTAAAGCCAAAACCCAGGTCAAGATCAATTTTGCAATTTCAGCCATTGTTGCTTCCAATAGCAATGCAGGTTCACTTGATAACCTGGAAAAACTCATCATGGGAATTCTTGCGGCAATGCCCGCAGGATACGTTGTTGGACAAATCGAAAAGCCGACGGTCTTAGAAGTAGGACAGTCACCAATGCTGGTCGCCGACATCAACGTTTCAACTTACTACACACAGACAACATAGGGGACAAAATGCCAACGACAATCATTACTGGTCGCGATTTAGTCGTGACCATTGCTACCGTTAACTACGACGCGCAGGCGACCAGCGCAACACTTGCGAATAGCCCAACCGTCGAAACTTACCAAACACTAGACGGCAAGGCTTACAAGCACATTGACGATCAGTGGACATTTGACATTTCAATGCTTGCTGACTGGGGCGCTTCAGGTTCATTGTGCGAAGCACTTTGGACTGCTTGCGAATCAGCACCAAACACGACTTTGGCGGTTTCCATGACGGCCGTCACAGGTGCAGTTTTTGCATTCCAGGTTATGCCAGTGTTTCCGTCAGTTGGCGGGGCAGCACCAGACGCACAGACAGTTGACCTATCATTTATCGTGGTGGGAACACCTACTGAAACTTTCAGTTAAAAACTAACAATCGGGAGAAAAAATGAAACTACCAATCACAATCGAATACAACGACGGTACGCAGGCGACCTACACGGCTGCGCCACCTGAGTGGGTAAAATGGGAGAAGCACACAGGCCACACGATCAGCCAGGCACAAGAAAAAATCGGTATTTCCGATTTGGTCTTTCTGGCCTACCACGCCATGAAGCGCGAAGCCGCTGGGAAACCAGTTAAGCCAATTGAAGCATGGACTGAAACGATCGCTGAAGTGATAGTCGGTGAAGCAAACCCAAAAGCCACCCAGTCGGAAGCCTAAACCGAATTGTTTGGGAGTTGGCCTTAGCGACCAACTTACCGAAAGAACAATTTGAAACGGCTGAGGACATTTTGACAGTGCTTGAAATTCTGGAAGGACGGGCAAATGGCAGCTGACGCAATCAGTTATGACAAGAATGAGTTGCGCGCCATTGTCCGTTCTTTCAAAGCAATGGACGAAGAAGCAACCAACCAGGCAAAACAGGCAACCAGCGAACTGGCTACCTGGGTTCAGGGCAAGATTCAAGCCGCTGCGTCAAGCCGTACCCGTAACCTTCAGGATAATCGCGTGGCCGACGGTTCAAAGGTTTCTAAATCGTCCAAAATTGGTGAGATTTCATTTGGCTACGCTGGACAAAAATTAAGTGGTGGTGCGTCGACCCAACAGATTTGGGGCGGTGCTGAATTTGGTTCTAACAAATATAAGCAATTCCCAGTGTGGTCAGGTCGTGAAGGTCGCGGTTCTCGCGGCTGGTTTATCTATCCAACCCTTCGAAGCGTTCAACCAGATATTGTCAAAAAATGGGAAGAATCGTTTTCTAAGATAGTTAAGGAGTACAACTAATGGCTGGCAGTCGTACCCTCAAACTTTCAATCCTCGGTGACGTAGACAACCTCAACAAATCGCTAAAAACCGCGTCGGCTGACGTTGATTCATTTGGCGACAAAATGGGCAAGGTTGGCAAAATGGTTGGCGCAGCCTTCGCTGCTGCAGCGGCGGCCGCTGGCGCTTACGCAATCAAAATTGGTATCGAAGGCGTTAAGGCTGCGATCGAAGACGAAAAAGCACAGACACAATTGGCGCTGGCGTTGGAGAATGCAACGGGCGCAACAAAGGCACAGATAACCGCCACCGAACAATCTATTCTTCAAATGTCATTGGCTACAGGCGTTGCTGACGACGAATTGCGCCCAGCATTGGGTCGCCTGGTTAGATCGACGGGGGACATCACAAAGGCGCAAGATTTATTGGCCACCGCCCTAGACATCAGTGCTGCTACTGGCAAACCAGTCGAAGCGGTAGCCGTTTCGTTGTCTAAAGCCTACGACGGAAACACAACCGCGCTGGGCAGACTAGGAATTGGTTTATCAGCTGCGGAATTGAAAACAATGTCATTTGAGCAGGTTCAAGGCCGTTTGTCAGATTTGTTTGGCGGGGCTGCAGCCCGTAACGCTGACACTTATGCTGGACGAATTGCAAGAATGCAAATTGCGTTTGACGAAGCAAAGGAAACAATCGGTTTTGCGTTGTTACCAATTTTGGAAAAGGTCATCAATTTCATTAATCAGAATGCGTTGCCAGTCATCAATGCGTTTTCAAGTGCGTTCAGCCTTAACGGTAACGGCCTGGGTGGAATCATCACAAATCTTGGAAACACAATTGTGAATGTTTTCACGCCAATTATTAACGGATTAATCAAGGCATTCAATTACGTTAAAGATGCACTAAGCGACAATTTGGAAGTATTCAAAACTTTCGGCAGTTACGTTGCAACGTACCTAGCCCCGGTCATTGGCACCGTTCTGGGTGGCGCACTGCAGGTTGCTGGCAAGATCGCTGGCGGGGTCATTGACGTTATTGCTGGCGTCGTTAAAATTTTGAATGGTTTGATATCAGGTGCGGTCGCTGGAATCAATGCGTTAATTTCTGCTTATAACGCAATTCCATTCCTGCCAAATGTTTCAAAGATTTCCACACCGAATGTCAGTGTGCCTTCGATCAAGACGCCAACAGTCACAGCTTCGGTTCCTTCAATTCCTTCAATCTCAGCCCCTTCCAGCGGTGGAGCAGTTTCCAGCGGTGGCGGTGGCGTGGCAACGGCAGCAAAAACTGCCGCATTTGCAACCGCAGGGTTGGCTGCAATTCCTTCCAACTTCAACGTCGCTGGATTTCGCGCGGGTGAGGAACGCGATCGAGGCACGACGATCAACGTGAACGTTTCAGGTGCGATCGATAAGGAAGGCACTGCCAGAACAATTGTGGACACCTTAAACAATTCGTTTTATCGCGGCACAGGTGGCGCAGGTAATCTTGCTGGGAATGCAGTCGCATGACACAGTGGTCGCCCGTTTGGCTAGTTGAAATTGACGGAGTTGCATACACGTCAGCGGTCTTGGCAAACCTTGTCATTCAATCTGGGCGCACAAACATTTATGAGCAGGCACAAGCGGGTTATGCCAACATTCAATTGCTTGACGTAAATCAGGCAACAATCCCAGTCAATATCAATTCAACAATTTCAATTCGGGTCAAAGATACTTCCAACGCTTACGTTGCGATTTTTGGTGGAAACGTCGTTGACATTGGTTTGGAAGTCCGTGACGTAGGTTCGACCATGTTTACCCAGACTTATTCGATCACGGCGCTGGGCGCGTTGGCGCGTTTGCCTAAGGCGTTGACGAATGGCGTTCTTTCTAAAGATTTCGACGGAGATCAGATTTACACAATTCTTTCAGATTTGTTACTTATAACCTGGGCTGAAGCACCAGGAGCGCTAACCTGGGCGACTGAAAGCCCAACAGTGACCTGGGCAGGCGCAGGCAATATCGGTCTGGGTCAAATTGACCAGCCTGGTGATTATGAATTGGCAGCGCGGTCAAGCCAGCGCACTGACGTTTATTCACTGGTTTCAGCCCTAGCCACTTCGGGGCTTGGTTACATTTATGAGGACGCCCAGGGACGCATTTCCTACGCCGACGCTACTCACCGCAGCCAGTATCTATCGGCAAACGGTTATGTCCAAATAACTGCCAACCAGGCGCGTGCAGCTGGTTTGCGTACCGAAACTCGCGCAGGGGACGTGCGAAACAACCTCACCATAAAATATGGCGCAACCAGCAGTGCAGAAGTCAGCGCCAGCGACCCAACTTCAATTCTTACTTACGGCACCCTTTCGCAAATCATTACGACAACATTGCACAATTCGACCGACGCGACTGACCAGGCTGATTTCTACTTAGCACTACGAAAAGACCCGCAACCGATTTTTAGTGAAATTACCTATGACCTGACAAACCCAGA